AGGGCCGCCGCCAAGGCCGAACAGGTACGCGCTCTCATGCAGATGCTGGAAACAGGGGAACTGCCATGAGTGACGACACAACTGCACAGAGGAACAAAACAATGACCGACTTGAACGACCTCTGGCGCGACATCGACGCGCTGGGTGGTGCCGTGTGCCCCGGCGACCCGATGGCATCTGGGTACTCCGAGGCCCTGAATGACGTGATCGACATCCTGGAGCAGTACGGGTTTGCCGAAGGTGCCGCGCCCGCCGAGAACAACAGGAGGACCGTAGTATGATCGACGCCCATAAGACCGCCGAAGAAATCGCCAACGAATACGCCTACGCCATCGAGGCCGCCGGCGACGCATGGGCCGCCGCATGGGCCGCCGCATGGGCCTCCGCCATCGCCAGCGACCAGGCCGCCGCCGACGCCGCACAAGCTGTCGCAAAGGCCGCCAGAGAGATTGCCGCCAGCGTTTCGGGATACATCGCAGAGCCGCGATTGTCCGAACTGGCAAACGACATCGAGGCCGCCCTGATCGCAGCCGAGCGCGGGGGTATGGAGCGGGCGGAGGCGGAAGTGAAGCGGTTATGGCGTGAGGCCCCCAACGTCCGAACGAAAAGCGCGCTTACCAGTTTCGAGCAGAACCTGATAGGCCCCGGATGCGCGAGGGCGATTGCCGCCATCCGCGCGCTGGGCAATGGTCCCGAGGGAGAGCCGACATGACCTACACGGGACATGGCCACGTCAGGCCGCGAGAAGACGGGGTGAAGGCGCGCTGCGGCGGCCCCGGTATGTGCAGCGTGTGCAGCATTGAAGCCGTTCAATACGCCAAGGACGCAGCCCTCGCCATCGCGGCCGAGAACGCAGATGCCACCATCGCACGGCTGACGGCGCGGGTCGCGGCACTGGAGGGGGTGGCCACGGCGGCGCACTTCCTCTTCGCGTTCCACCATCAGGGGCGGGCTATCAGAGAGCCCGCGCGCGACGAAGATGGCCTATGTCAATGGCGCATCACAGACCTCGACCCGTCGATTTGGGGATTGCTGGACAGCGCGGAGTTGGGTCTGTGGAACGCCCTATCCAACCTGCCGACATCACCATCCGCCGCCCGCCACGCCCGATGGAGGAGATGATGAGTGACGACATGGGCGTGAACCACAGAGGCTACGCCACCGCCGCCGTGGACGCCATCATTTCCTCCATCGGGCGCGGCGGGGAATAGCACGACGTAAGTTTACCGCGACGAAGGGGAAACAATTGCAACTCGACCACTCGACTATCAACCCTGACGACTACCGGATCGTGGCCTCACGCGCGGTCAATCCGATGTTCTATCGCGCCCCCGTGCCTGATCTCCCACCCGGCTGGTCCGTCAAGGAGTTCCAACTTGCCGGCGCCGAGTACATCCTCAATCGCAACCACGGCATCCTGGGCGATGAACCCGGCCTCACGAAGACGGCGCAATCGGTGCTGGTGTCGAATGCGATCGGAGCGAAGCGCACTCTTGTCGTCTGCCCCGCCTCCCTTCGCTTGAACTGGGAACGCGAGATATGGCGCTGGTCGACGATCCCCGACGTAGAGACATATATCGTCGGCAAGGCCAGCCGTGGCGTCAGCGTCAAGGCCAGCTACGTCATCATTAGCTACAACTTGCTCTCGAACCCCGCGATCCTCGACGCCATCCTCGACCACCACTGGGATCACGTCATTCTCGACGAAGCTCACGCGATCAAGGACCCGAAGGGCAACCGCCGTACCCGTACCATCTGCGCTCCTGACATGCTCCCGAGCGTCACGGGCCGCTTCACCCTGGCCACGGGCAGTCTGCTTCCGAACCAGCCGATCGAGGCGTACAACGCCTTCCGTTTGCTCGACTGGGGCGCCATCAACAACGCCAGCCTCGAAGACTTCCGAGAGTTCTACTACGAGGCGGGCGGCGGAATGGTCCGCAGTCCTGTCTTTGATCTTGAGACACAGGTCTGGAGCAACAAGCTGCACTGGTCTGATACGGTTCGCAACCAGCCTCGGAACCTTGACGACTTCCAATATCGCCTACGCAGCCGACTCATGGTGCGGCGACTGAAAGCCCAGTGCCTCCACGAGCTTCCCCTCAAGCAGTGGCACCCCTTTCCCATGAGTATGACCAGCGACATTCGCAAGGCACTCAAGCACCCCGGCTGGAAGATGGCCGAGAAGCTGTACGAGATGGACCACGACAGCTTCAATCATGGAGTCCCGATCGACGGTGAAGTCGCGACGGCGCGACGGGTGCTGGGCGAGGCCAAGGCTCCATCGGTTGCCGAGTACGTCGAGGACCTGCTGGAGAGCGGCGTCGAGAAGGTTGTCGTGAGCGCCTGGCACAAGACGGTGCTGGAATATCTGCGCAAGCGGCTCGACAAACACGGCCTCGTCTACATGGACGGCTCGACTTCGGGCAACAACAAGCAGAAGGCTGTCGATGCCTTCCAGCAACGCGACGACATCAAGATCATCCTCGGCCAGATGATACCGCTCGGGGAGGGCTGGACGCTGGCACAAGCGCAGGATGTCGTGTTTGCCGAGCCTGATTGGGTGCCGGGGAAGAACGACCAGATGCTCGACCGCATTCACCGGATGGGCCAGACGGGCGATCACGTCACCGGCCACGTCCCCGTCGTGCCCGATACCCTCGACGAGCGCATCCTGGGAACAGCGATCGCCAAGGACAAGAACATCTACATGGCGCTGGACGCCAGATAAAGGAGAAGACGAGATGCCCCATAAATACGAAAGTTGGCAGTGCCAGCAATGCGGAAAGCCGATTGGATGGCTCGGTCGGGCGCTTCAAAAGCTGGGGATGGGCTTTCATCGCTGCACGAAGCTGGCCGCTTGAACTTGGCCGAGAGATAGTGTACCATCGCCGCTCTGTTGCAATCCGAAACAGTCCAAGGGGAACACCATGAAGATCAATAGTTTCAACTACGAATGCGCCGAAGGCATAGCGGGTGTGACAATCACTCTCATTGGGCCGGTTGAGGACTTCGACGGGATTTCGCTCATCACGGGCGAGGTCGAACTCTCGATCCGCCCGGTCAGCACCATCCGCGACGACTACGACAACAAAAAGGAGGCCGCTTCCGATGTCATCCAGCAGACCGACAACGTGGCCGTCGAAGAAGCACCCGCCGCTGCCCCCAAGCGCCGACGCCGCAGCAAGCCCGCAGACGATGCTGGAGATGATGGCGCCGGAGCTGCAGATGCAGTTGTGGCGGTTGCAGATGAACCTGACCCTGCGCCAGCAGGAGCAGCGACGGGACGCCGAGGCCGCCGCGCGCGAGCAACGGCAGCGCCGGAACAGACGCCTGAGCCTGCTGCTGACGATCCTGCTCCTGCCGATGGTCGCCGTGGTCGTCGCAGTGCTGGTGGCAGTGACGGTGGCGACGAACTGACCGATCTCGATCTGGGCAAGAAGGCCAGCGAGGGCGCGCAGAAGCTCACGCCGAAGCCGATCATGGCCATCCTCAAGAGCTTCGGTGTGACAAGCCCGTCCAACCTCAAGGGCGCAGACCGTCGCGCCTTCGTCGAGACCATCGACGCAGCGATGGGGGGCGCGTGATGAACGCAATCCTTCCGACTGGCCACTCTCCGCTGGGGGCTTCGGGCGCCCATCGCTGGATGCACTGTCCGGCTTCCGTCACCCTGAGCGAAGGGATCGAGGACGGCGAGAGCGAACACGCGAGCCTTGGCACCAATGCGCACACGCTGGGCGAGATGTGCCTGAGTACCGATGCGCAAGCATGGGAATTCATTGGCGCCATGGCATCATCCGATTTCGCCCGAACGCTGGAAGTCTTCGATGTCGACAAGGACATGGCCGATGCCGTGCAGGTCTATCTCGACGCCATTCGCACCCGCTATCCCGAACGCAATCAGGGCAACTCGTGGGTCGAGCGTTCGTTCCACTGCCCCGGCATTCACCCGCAGTTCTATGGCACGTCCGACTTCTGCCACTTCGACGAGGAAGACGAGACCCTTCACGTCTGGGACTACAAGCATGGCGCCGGCATCGTCGTCGAGGTCGAGGACAACCCGCAACTGATGTACTACGCCTGCGGAATGCTCGACACGCTCGACATCTGGAACAAGGTCGAGACGGTCAACGTCGTCGTCTGCCAGCCGAGGGGCTTCCACTGGAACGGACCGATCCGCGAGTGGTCGATCTCGACCGACGATCTCTGGGACTGGATGACCGATGTCCTGGTCCCCGCGATGGATGCCGCGGGAACGTCCGACGCGACCGCCAGCGGTGAGCACTGCCGCTTTTGTCCTGCCCGCACCCGCGCCTGCCCGCAGATCATGTCCGACATGGACGAATTGGAGGAACTGATGGCCGCACCCGCTCCCGAACTCACGAACGATCAGGTCGGTCGGATGCTCGACCTGTTCGACATCGCCAAGATCGCTGCCAAGGCTGCCGGTGAGACGGCGTTCGCCCGTCTCAGCAGCGGGAACCCGATCCCCGGTCGCAAGCTGGCCAACGCTCGTGCCAACCGTATCTGGAAGGACGACGCCGAGGAGGCAGCGATCGCCAAGTTCAAGAAGGCCGCGTTCAGCGATCCCGAACTGAAGTCGCCTGCCCAGATCGAGAAGATGTCCGAGGGCAAAGCGTTCTCGGCGCGCTACGCCTACGCGCCTGACGCCGGGCTGACGGTGGTCAAGGACAGCGACAACCGGCCCGCCGTTTCCAAAGACACCAAGAGCGCGTTCAAAGACGCGCGCAAGAAGTGATGACCCATCAAGCGGATTTCTACGCTGACCCTCTCGGTTATGTCATGTGGGCGTTCCCGTGGCGAACCGAGCGGTCGATCCAGGTGGTCGAACTCCAAGGCGAGTACCGTAATCGCTTCAAGGGCTGCCGACATGGACCGATGCCTTGGCAATGCGAGGTATTGGATCGGCTCGGCTCCGAGATCAAGGCGCGGGGGTTCAATGGCTTCAACGCCGTCAAGCCCGTCCGCATGGCCATTCCCTCCGGTCACGGGGTAGGGGTGACCGCACTGGCGTCGTGGATCGCGAAGTTCATCCTTGACACGCGCGCGGGCTCCGAGGGCGTGATCGTGACGCCGACAAGACACTCGCTCACCGATAAAGCGTGGCCGGAACTCGATAAGTGGCACAGCATGTCACGCACCCGAGACGACTTCGAAGTTGAGGGCACTATCATGTCGCGCAACGATGAGCGGCGCCAGTGGAGGGTGGTGAACGGGGTGACCAGTATCGAAGGCCCCAAAGCAATCGCCGGTACAATGTCGGGGCGGTCAACCGCTTTCTTCATCTTCGACGGCGCTGCGGGCACCCCCGACCCATTCTTTGACACTCGCGAAGGCTGCATGCGCGACGGAGAACCGATGATCTTCGACTTCGGTCAGCAGCTTCGCGGTGAAGGGCGCTTCACCGAGGAGTGTCGCGGCCAGGACACGAATGTCTACGTCCGTCGCGTGTCGTCCGAGGATGTCGAAATCACGAACAAGACTGTCATCGCTGAATGGGCTGACACCTATGGGCGCGATAGCGATCACTACCGCACCCGCGTTCTTGGACTTCCGCCGAAATAGAGTTTCGTTTCAACCACTCCCACGAAAGGGGAAGAAGTAATGCAAGACATTGAGAAGGTGGATATTCACGTACCCCTCCTCTACCAGCCCGGCGAGCTTCGCATCAACGACCTCGGGGTGCGAAACGAGTATGGCGCTGACGGCGGGGCCTACAAGGTTCGGCGGGTTCGTATCTCCGCAAGGTGCGCGCACCAGGAGAGCCAGTGCGAGCAGGCGCGGCAGGGCAACCTCGAAGCCTACATCTTCGCCCCTGAGGACACCGAGAACGTCGTCACCTATGTCACGGGCCATAAGGTTTTCCAGAAACTCGTCGCAAGGTTCGACGAGCACAACTCCACTCCCACGAAAGGGGAACACTGACATGGCTACCGAAAAGACGCAGATTCTCACTCCCGTCGGCCGGCTCATCAACCACGCTCTGTTCGAGAAGGACAAGTTCGTGGACGCCAAGGGCAACGAGGGCAAGCCCTCCTACAAGATCGAGATGGCCTTCGACCCCGACGACCTGAAGGACCTGGAAGACGCCATCGTCGACGCCTGTGTTACCAAGTGGGGCGCCAGTGCCGAGAAGGACTATGATGAGGGCAAGATCAACTCCCCGATCCTCGACGGCGATGATCTCGCGGCCAAGCGTGTGGCCAAGGGCAAGCAGGGTGACGCCTACGTCGGCAAGCTCGTGATCCGAGCCAGCACCCAGTTCAACCTCGATGGCCAGGACGCGCCCGGTGGCGTCTATGTGGCCGGCGATGACGGCAACGCTCTGGACTTTACCCAGCGCGGCACCGTCTATCAGGGTTGCATGGGCATGGCTCTGATCGAGGTCAACTGCTACGACCCGATCGGTCGCGACGGCAAGCCCGGCGTCAACCTCTACCTCAAGGGCTTCCAGTGGACCGGCGAGGGTGAGCGCCTCGTCTCCAATTCGGCTGCCGGCGCGTTCAAGCCGGTCGGTCGCACGGCCTCGAACGACGAAGGCGGCTCCAGCCGTCGTCGCCGGGCGGGATAACCCCCCTTCGCAACCAACCAGAAAAAGGACTTTCAGTTCGGTTCAGGAAAACCGCGAGGCGCCCTGGTAGCGTCCGAGGGGATGAGAGGTCCCCACTTTTTCAACGATGGAAGGGGAGACGCTATGAAAACCAAATACAGCATCGGCGATCCTGTTTGGGTCGCCATCTGCAACATCACGGAAGCGCAGGCCACATGCCCTGACTGCGGTGGCACCGCCCGTCTGAGAGTGATATTCCACGATGAGATCGTGGTGTCGATTCCCTGCGTGACCTGCGCTCCCCGCTACATGGACCCGACTGGCTACGTCACAGTTTCCAACCGAACCGAACGAGCCGAGCTCCATAACATCGCGGGCATCGAGGTTCGTTCTGCTGGCATCGTGTACCGGGCCGATCACTGTATCGTGCCTGACGACAGGGCATTCACCACCGAGGCTGAAGCGCTCGTTCGCGCTCAGGAACTGGCCGTCGAGGCTGACCGCGACGAACGCAAACGGATCGCCACGAAGGAGAAGCCCACGCGCACCTGGGCGTGGCATGCAGCGTACCACCGCGGCGAGATCAAGGCGGCCAAGGTGCGGATCGAGTACCACACCGCAAAACTCAACGCGGCGGCGTTGAAGACGAAAGCAGAGAAGGAGACGCTATGAAAATCTTCGACTTCGAGAACGCAACGGGGGGGGTATGGGCCTTGTCGGCCCACCCCCGCATCTGGCGCCTGAAGAAGCGCGTCATCAACACGGGGCTGGAGTACCTGTCCAATCAAGGTGTCGAGACGTGGTGGATGGTGGGGCCGTTCCGGCTGTTTCACTTCACCTGGGTCTCGCCCGTCCGTGCCGGTAGCGTCACGCCATGCTGACGGCCAGGGTTGCTCACTTCAGGGAGGTTCACGTCAAATCCAAAAAGCCTCACGTCGCCCAAGGCGCGCGGGCGAAGAAGCGGGGAGCTTACCCTGTCGTCTTCACGTCGGGCTTCGATGAAGAGATGTGGGGGCAGCTTCAGGACACCGCCGTCGCAAGGGGTTGCTCGATTTCCGAGTTGATCCGCGTCTACGTGCAGGGAGGGCTAGATGAAGAAGATCACGTTGACCCGGTGTGGTAGAGGGCGCCTGAAATACTGGGATATCCGGGTCGATGGCCGCATCGTTGACACCCGGCTGACTCGGGAACGCGGGCGCATCGTTCTCAAGCGACTGAAAGGGGAAGCTGATGATAACTGTCGATCTGGAAACGAAGTCCTACGCTAATCTCAAGCAGGTCGGCCAATGGGTCTATTCCGAGGACCCGACGACGGACGTGATCTGCGTCTGCTGGGGCTTCGAGAACAACGACATCGAAGCCTGGTGGCCGGGGATGGAACTGCCCGAGCACCTGTTCGAGATGATCCGCGATGGTGCGCCCGTCGAGGCTCACAACGTCGCCTTCGAGCGGTCGATCTGGACCAACATTCTGGCACCCCGCTACGGCTGGCCCCTGCCCGCTGACGATCAATGGCGCGACACCATGGCAGCCGCGGCCTACTACGCGCTTCCGATGGCGCTTGACAAGCTGGCGAACGTCCTGGGGTATGAGGGTAAGGACCCCGATGGTGCCCGTCTCATCACGAAGTACAGCAAGCTCTACCTAAAGACGGCCAAGGCCGAGATACCCGACGAGGATTTCCGCCGCTTCGTCGACTACTGCAAGCGCGACGTGATGATCGAGCAGAGCGTCAGCGACTTCCTTGGCGATCTTCCCGAGCGTGAGGTGCCGTGGTTCCATCTCAGCCACAAGATCAACATGCGCGGGCTGCATCTCGACATAGCCGGCATCGAAGCCGCTGGCCGCATCGTCGATCAGCGCAGCGAGCAGTTGGCCAAGGAGTTCCAGGGAATCACGGGCCTCAACCCGACACAGACCGAGAAGGTTCGGCTCTGGTTCGGCGGGCAAGGCATCGAGCTTGCGAACATGCAGGCGGCGACGATCGAGGAAGTCATCAAGGCTGATGTCGAAGCACGGGAGGAGCGCCGGAACGATACCCTGCCCGCGCTCCCCCTCAAGGCCCTGGAGATCAGGCTGGCCATCAACAAGGCGTCAACGAAGAAGCTGGACGCCATGGCCCGCCAGCGCGGGGCCGATGGGCGCGCCCGCTTTCAGACGCGCTACCACGGTGCCCTGACGGGGCGCGAAACAGGTTCGGGCTTCCAGCCGCTCAACCTTGTGCGCTCGTGGGAACACGTCGAGCCTGCCCGCCTTGTCGACGACATCATGTTCGAGGACGCGGAATGGCTCGACTGCATCTATGGCGACGCCATGCAGGCTGTGAGCAAGGCCGGGCGGCACTGGATCATGGCCGAGGAGGGGAACTACATCATCGCGGGCGACTTCGCTTCCATCGAGGCCGTCGTCGGCGCCTGCCTCGCCGGTGAGGAGTGGAAGGTCGAGGCGTTCCGGCGACGTGAGGCGATATACGAACGTATGGCCGAGCGCATCTACAACTTGCCCGTGGGAACGGTGACGAAGAAGACGCACCCCCTGGAGCGGCAGGACGGCAAGACGGGCGAACTCGCTTTTGGTTTTCAGGGCGCTCTCGGAGCGTGGTTGAAGTTCGACAGCAGCGGACGCCACACCGACGAACGCATCATCGAGATTTGCAAGGCGTGGCGCTCCGAACATCCCGCCATCGTGAACACGTGGTACCGGTTGCAACGGCAGGCTATCGAGGCCGTCGAGTACCCCGGTCGCACGACGGGCTACCGCGAGATCGGCTTCCAGGTTGTCGACGATTGGCTGTCGATGATCCTGCCCAACGGCAAGCGTACCTGGTACTGGAAGCCGCAACTGCGGACGGGTATGCCGCAGTGGCACAAGCCCGCCGAGAAGGAAGATTGCGCTGCCGGCACCTGTAACTGCGAACCCGAGGCCAAGCTGACCTACGAGAGCCAGAAGGGGGGGCGGTGGAAGCGCGTCTACACCTACGGCGGCAAGCTGTTCGAGAACGCCTGTCAGGCTACGTCGCGTGAGATACTGATGCCTGCGGCACAACGCGCAGAAAACGCCGGCTACCCTGTGGTCCTGACCGTCTATGATGAGATCATCGCGGAACCGCGGAAAGGCTTCGGCTCGATCGAGGAGTTTGAGGAACTGATGAGGGGGCCACTGCCCGATTGGTGCGCCGACTGGCCTGTGAACGTTGAAGCCTGGCAGGGATTGAGGTACAAAAAATGACAGCCTACTACAACGAGTTCGATCCGTTCGCGCGGCGCTGGCTCCAGAACCTCAAGAACGCCGGGCACCTGTCCGCGGGCATGGTCGATGGCTCCGACATCAACGACGTGGCGGGCGATGAGCTTCCGTGGTACGATCAAGCTCACTGGTTCGCCGGGGTCGGAGGCTGGCCACTGGCGCTGAGGCTCGCCGGATGGCCCGATGATCGTCCCGTGTGGACCGCGAGTTTACCATGCCAGCCGTTCTCGAACGCCGGCAAGAGAAGGGGAAAAGACGATGAACGACACCTCTGGCCAGTCTTCCGAAACCTCGTCGAGAAGCACCGCCCTCCAGTCATCTTTGGAGAGCAGGTTGCGAGCAAGGATGGACGTGAATGGCTCGCTGGAGTACGTGCTGACCTGGAAGCACTGGGATATGCAGTCGGGGCCGCCGATCTGTGCGCTGCGAGCGCGGGCGCGCCCCATATCAGACAGCGACTGTTTTGGGTGGCCTACTCCACGGGCGAACGACAGCACGGGCGGCAAGATTCCGCCAGGCAGGGAAGGGGGCATCGCACTGAAGACGGCGGTGCAGATGGCGGGCTGGAACACGCCAAGGGCAACGGACGGATCGAACGGCGGGCCGAACCAGGCGGGCGGAGCGTTGTCGGCGGACGCGGCGAAGGTGATGCCGGTGGCGGGATGGGCAACCCCGACATCGAGGGACCACAAGGATGGATCGGCGGAAGGGACAGCCCCGGTGAACGGTCTGCTGGGTCGCCAGGTCTGGGGCCTTGGTCAGACTACTACCTCGTCCCCTGCGCTGACGGAAAAGCGCGGCGCGTTGGACCCGGCCTTTTCCCGCTGGCTCATGGGGTTCCCTCCCGAGTGGGACGACTGCGCGCCTACGGCAACGCGATAGCGCCGTGGCTGGCACGGGACTTCATTCTGTCATGCGAGGAGGCAAGGGCATGATCGTGCTCGGAGTAGACCCCGGTAGAACGGGGGGATTGGCCGTCGTCGATAGCCTCTCTGGCGAATTGATCGACGCCATCGAGATGCCTGTGCTGGAGGTCAGGAAGAAGGTGACGCTCGACGCTGCAAGGGCGGGCGATTGGCTGGAGCAGATGGCGCCTGACATCGGCGTGGTCGAGCTTGTCAACGCCATGCCCCGGCAGGGTGTCGCGTCGTCATTCCAGTTCGGGCGCATGTTCGGCGCTGCCGAGGCTCTGGTCGGCAACTGGACGCTGCGGCAGGACTACGTGACCCCGACTGTCTGGAAGGGCAAGATGGGGTTGTCGTCGAACAAGAACGCCAGCCGTGATCTGGCCACCCGTCTGTTCGGTCGGAAAGCCGGTGACTGGCATTGGAAGCTCGTGCGACAGGACGGCGTTGCGGAAGCTGCCCTGATCGCCCTCTATTACATCCGGCACGTCATGCACATCGAAGGGAACACAACATGAGCGAGATCACGAGCGAAGGCGGCACCATCTACAAGGGGCCGGATGCGACGGCGAAGACCGAAAACTACTCGGTGCGATGCGCTTGCGGCGAGTGGTACGCGCGCGAGACGGGGGTGTTGCTCAGCGGCAAAGGCTGCTCCGGGGGCCTCTCATGCCCGCGCCTGCGCCCTGCGCAGCCTGAGATGCCGTTCACGTTGAGCGGTCTGGCTTATTCGGCTGCCGACGCCATGGCTGATGCGGTTGCCGACGCCAAGGCTGAGGAAGCAGCCGGTCGCCCGTATGGAGATATGGAGTTCCTGGGGGAAGTAGAGGTCGGGGCCGCATGGCAGCCGGGGGAACCCACTATCGGGACGCAGAGGTGGCTAATGCCCCAAGCAGGAGAGAAGCCTGATGGCGGGGGCCTTCGCTACGACGACGGCAAGGCCCGCTATGACCTGATCCCGCCCGAGGCTCTGGAGGCGCTGGCCCATCACTACCGCCTTGGCGCGGCCAAGTACGCGGACCGCAACTGGGAACGCGGGATGAAGTGGGGCCGTTGTTTCGGTTCACTCATGCGCCACTGCTGGGCCTTCTGGCGCGGCGAGACCCATGACAAGGAAACCGGGAGCCATCACATGATCGCGGCGGCGTGGAACTGCATCGCCCTGTTCACCTACGACGAACGGAAGATCGGTGAGGATGACCGATGACCGGCAAGTGGAAGTCGATGTCTGAGATTCATTCACTAGTTCGCACCAGCCCCAAAGGCAAAGGGCAGAAGTTTGTCGGGGTCTGCACCAGATGCGGGCAAGAAGGACTGACATTAGCTGACGTGAACGAGGAGTGCTCGAACGTGCGCGGGGTCTCCGCTGGCGCCGCCCTCGTGGAGATTCTCGCAGGCCCGCGGGCGCGGCACTGACCCCGCATGACCTGGAAGTCCTTCAACATCTCCTCGATCGCACTCGGTTCGGGCAGCACGTAGAGTTCCTGCTGCACCTGAAACAGGAAGTCCTGCGGGTGCTCTACGACAGGCGGGCAGACGGTCGGATCAGAAGGGGCCGTCGCGCAGACGGGCAGCGGAACCATCACGAGCGCGAGGGCGATCAGCAGTCGCTTTGAGTTGGC